GATGAAGCGCCAGGAGCTACTCAATGACGCTGCCATCCTCCTCGCCACTTCACGCAATGACGCCCGACGAGTTGCGGGCGGAACTGGACCGGCGGCTGGCCGTGGCGAGCGCGCTGGAGGCGCAGGTCAGGCAACTGACGATTGATTGCGAGCGGGCGACCGAGGCCGTGGGCGAGGTCATGCGGGCGCTGATGCCGCCGCCGCTGATCGAAATCATGGAGGGTCGCCGCGATGCAGGCTGAACTCTTTGCGCGAGAAACGGCTGACTTCAGACACCAGCCGGGTGTGCGGGACGGGGACGCCGGAAATCCGAGGCCGGTCAGCCCCGCCCGCCGCCAACCTTCGCGCCTGACGCTGCGCCAAAGACGCGCCCTCCAGCGCAAGGTCGAGGCCCAGCAGCGATACAACGCCACCCGCTCCCATACGGCGCTCCAGCGGCTCAAGGACGCCGTGACGGATGCGCTGCGGTTGGGTGTGTGATGCTCAAAGTACTCGACCTGTTTTCCGGTATCGGCGGCTTTTCGCTGGGCCTTGAGAGGACCGGAGGCTTCCAGACGGTCGCCTTCTGCGAGATTGACCCGTTCTGTCGCCGCGTGCTGGCGAAACACTGGCCCAACGTGAGGCAATACGAAGATGTCCGAGAACTCACCGCCGAGCGCCTGGCAGCAGACGGAATTGCCGTGGATGTCATTACCGGCGGATTCCCCTGCCAAGACATCAGCATTGCCGGAAAGCAGGCGGGTATCGCTGACGGCACGCGCAGCGGCCTATGGTCAGAAATCGCCCGACTTACTCGCGACTTACGACCGCGGTTCCTCATCGTGGAGAACGTCGCAAATCTGCTTAGTGGCCCGTCTGAGCGGCCTGGAGCATGGTTTGGCCGAGTTCTCGGAGACTTGGCCGAGGTCGGGTACGATGCTGAATGGAACGGCATACCAGCATCAGCCCTTGGCGCCCCTCACCAACGGGACCGTGTATGGGTTGTTGCCTACCCCAACAGCGAAGGGGCGCGGAAGCAACACAACAGAGCGGGCGCACGGCTTAACGGCCAAGGCCCGGTATTTGATGTGGCCGACACTGCGGGCGACAGATGGCCCCAAAGGGGCGCGCACGCCGTCTGCCGCAACACTGAAGCGTGTGCAGACAGGAATGGCCAATCTGTCCGAAGCCGTCCTTCACGTTCCGACGCCAACAGCTCGAGATTGGAAGGACAACGGGAAGTCTCCGTCCGAATTGGCGCGCAACTCAACGACGTTAGCGACAATTGCTGGTGGAGCGTTGAACCCGCCGTGGGTCGAGTGGCTCATGGGGTTCCCAATCGGGTGGACCGACTTAGAAGCTTAGGCAACGCCGTCGTTCCCCAGATTCCAGAACTGATTGGCCGCGCCATCCTGGCAGCGGAGGCCGCCTGATGGGCCGCATGTCGCGAGACAAGGGCAAGCGCGGCGAACGGGAAGCGGCTGAACTCCTGCGCGCCCACGGGTTCCAGGCGCAGCGTGGCCAGCAGCATTCCGGCTCGCCCGACTCGCCCGACATCCGGCACGACATTGATGGGGTCTTTATCGAGGTGAAGCGCACCGAGCGTTTCAACCTCTACGCCGCGCTTGAGCAGGCCAAGCAGGACCGGCGTGCTGGCGATATTCCTTGCGTGTTTCACCGGCAGAACGGTCGGGAGTGGGTGGCGGTTCTTTCCGCTGACGACCTGCTGACCATCCTGCGGGCGTTGTACCGGAGGCCGCCGGTTTGACCGTCCACTACCACGGCACGCCCATCACGCCCCGGCGCGTACTGGATACGCTGGCAGGACGGCATTTCTGTGTCTCCTACGCCGCGCCGGGCGATGTCGAGTACGTCCACAAGATTGGCCAGAGCGTGATGCTCGACAACGGTGCGTTCAGCGCGTGGACAGCTGGCCGCGCGGTCGATTGGGATGGGTACTACCGCTGGTCCGAGAAGTGGCTGGCCTACCAGACCACATGGGCGGTGATCCCCGACGTAATCGACGGCGACGAGGACGCGAACGACGAACTGGTACTGGCATGGCCGCACGGCGACCGGGGCGCACCTGTTTGGCACATGCATGAGAGCATCGACCGTCTGGTGCGGCTGGCGGGCGTCTGGCCGCGCGTGTGCATCGGCTCGTCGGCGCAGTACCGCGTGGTCGGGTCGGCTCTGTGGCACGACCGCATGGTCGAGGCGATGAACGCCATCTGTGGCGACGGTCCGCCGCCGTGCTGGCTGCACATGTTGCGCGGCATGAGCCTCGCCGGGTCCATCTACCCGTTCGCCTCGCTCGACTCGACCGACGTTGCCCGCAACCACCATCTGCCGAGCAAGTCCGCCGACAAGATGGTCGCCCGCTGGGACGCCCAGCAATGCCCCGCCGTATGGACGCGGCGGCCCGTGAACCTGTCGCTATTGGAGGTCGCATGAAGCCGCACGCGCACCGACGAAAGCCCGCCAGGGGCGAGTGGAGCAGGGGTCACAAACTGGGCCATCGCGCCGCGCCCAGGCTTTCCGTGATCTTCGACCCAGACGTTTTCCGCAGGCTGGTTGCCGAGGCGGGCCTGCGCCAAGTGCCGCTGGCTACCGTGGTGCGCGAGAAGGTTGCCGCCGGGTTGGGAGCGCCGACATGAGTGACCGCCTGACCTTTGCCGAGGCTGTATCGATCTTCTGCAACAAGTGGTGCGCGCTTAGGGAGGCATCCGGCGAGCCTGTGATGCTGTCTGAGTTCCTGTCGGGCCTTGCCACCGAGATGGCGGCGAAGATCAACCAACTTCCATACAAGGACCGCGCTGACGTTTGCGAGGCCGTGAAGGCTGCGCTGGACGAGGGGACCACCCGGAAGCGACGGATGAGGCTTAACTGATGACGCCATTGCGCCGCCACATGGCCCAAGTCATTAACGACTTCAGGGCTGCCGCAAAGGGGCCGGACCGCATTGTGTCTGATCGCGAGGTGCTTCTGTCGCTGTTAGACATCATCGCGGAATTGGTGCTGCTTCAGCCGGAAGACCAGCGCGACATCATCATCGAGACGATCCACATGGCGCTCACCGAAACGGCGGATGAGTATGCGCGCAGTCCCCGGAACGGGCCGCTCAACTGATGCCCCGCGCGATTGTTTCCCCATGTCCGCGCAACCGCGAAAGTGCTATATTTTCCGGGCATTTTGACGGCGGGACCACGAGGCGCTTGGAACGCCCCGCGATCCCTAATCACCGGCAGCCGATAGGAGGCAATGCCAATGACTGACGACAACATTATCAGAGTCCAATTCCGGCGTCACCGCCGCCAAGAGCGCGCTTTGTGTGACCCGTGGCAGCCCCTTGGCGAGGTCGTGGAGCGCATCCGCGAGCGCCTGCTGGCCGATAAGGAGCAGGAGGCCGCCCGTGGCAAGAATTAGGACCATCAAGCCGGACTTCTTCACCAGCGACGACATCTGCGCCCTGAGTCCTCACGCGCGCCTGCTCTACATCGGGCTGTGGTGCGAGGCGGATCGCGAGGGGCGCCTCCAGTGGTCGCCCAATGCCTTCAAGCGGCGGTATCTGCCTGACGACAAGTGCGACATCGACAAGGTGTGCCTGGAGTTGCGGTCGCGTGAGTTGGTTGTGGTCTATGGGGAAAGTGGGGAGTTCGCCTACATCCCGACGTTTTTGGACCACCAGAAGCCTAATCCGAGGGAGGCGCAAAGCACGCTTCCCGATCCAGATTTGCACGCGTCAAATCTAGATTTGCACGCGTCAAATCCTGATTTGCTCGCTCAGGGAGGAAAGGAAGGGAAAGGAAAGGAAGGGAAGGGAAGGGAAGACGCTCGCGCGAGTATGTCGGACTCGGAGCATGAGGAAGTTCTGAACGCCTACGCCGAGTTCGTCATGACGGCACAGGAGATGAACTGGCCGACACCGCGAAACCTCGACCCCGACCGCAAGGTCAAACTGCGGGCGCGTCTGTCAGAGCATGGCGTGGACGGTTGGCGGCAGATGCTTGCCGAGGCCAAGGCGTCGGAGTGGCTATCCCGCGAGTTCAAGTTGCGCCTGGATTGGGTTCTGGAGCCGCGCAACTTCCGCAAGGTCATCGAGGGCAACTACCGCAACGGCGCGGCAGAGGAGCCACCACGCAAGGTGGTCGGCTGGAACTGATGCACGCCGCCCTTGCCCAGCACGGCATCCAACTTCGGCGCATAGCGCCCGGAACCCAACGAACGACCTGCCCCCGGTGCTCACATGAACGCAGACACAGCAAAGAACGGTGCCTCTCAGTCACGGTCAAGGACGACGGGATCGTCTGGAACTGCTGGCACTGCGGATGGAAGGGCGGGGTCCGCGATTCTGCGGCCCTTCACGCCCAACCACATCGCGGCCCTGGAAGCGCGCGGACTCGATCCCGAGCTGCTGGCGAGGCTTGGCGTCGGCGCGTCCGACAGGCTGCCTGGTGACTGCATCGGCATCCCGTTCCTCGATCAAGGCGTCCGGGTCGCGACCAAGTACCGGACGATTTCGGGCGAGAAGCGGTTCACGCAGGACGCGGGCGGCAGGCAAATCCTGTGGAACGTGGACTGCCTGCGGGACGACACGCTTGCCCTTGAGCCGCTGATCATCACCGAGGGCGAACTGGACGCCGTGGCGGCCCTGCAAGCGGGCTTCCCGCGCACCGTGTCGGTCCCCGGCGGGGCGCCTTCCACGACCGTCGAGGGGAAGGGGCCGAAGTACGCCTTCCTTGAGGAAGTCGAGCCGCTGCTGCGGGAGTGCAAGGAGATCATCCTTGCCGTCGATGGCGACGAGCCGGGGGCGAACCTGCTGCACGACCTGTCGCTGCGGCTTGGGCGGCACCGCTGCAAGTGGGTCCAGTACCCGAAGGGCTGCAAGGACCTGAACGACGCCCTGCGCCTGTTCGGCGTCCGGGGCGTCCAGGAGAGCATCCGGCGGGCGCAATGGCTCAAGGTCGAGGGCGTCTACCGGATGTCCGAGTTGCCGCCGGTAGACCCGCCCAAGGCCCACGACATTGGGATGGTGGGCCTGTGGGAGCACTACCGGATGCGGTTGGGCGACTTTTGCGTCGTCACCGGCCTGCCGGGTCACGGCAAGTCGAGCTTCGTTAACGAGGTCTGTTGCCGGATGGCGCAGCGGGAGAAGTGGACCACGGTATTTGCCAGTTTTGAGCAGTCGCCACAGGTAGATCATCGGCGGGCGCTTCGGTCGTTCTATGCCGAGAAGATGGAACGGGCCATGTCGCCGGACGAGCGAGCGGCAGCCGACGAGTGGATTGACCGGCATTTCGCGTTCATCGTTCCAGGCGAGGATGATGACCCCACGTTGGCGTGGATACTTGAGAAGATCGCTGCCGCCATCATTCGGTTTGACGCCAATATTGTCGTCATCGACCCGTTCAACGAGATGTCAAACGAGGACCGGCCGGAGGGCATGTCCATGACGGAGTATGTTGGCTTCGCCATCAAGCAATTCAAAAAACTGGCGAAGAAGTACCGCGTGCATCTCATTCTTGTGGCGCATCCCGCGAAAATGCTGCGGTCCAAGGACGGGACGTATCCGATACCGGGGCTTTGGGACATTGCCGATTCCGCCCAATTTTCCAACAAGGCGGACATTGGAATCGTGGTGCATAGGGAGAACCTAGTGGATGCCGACACGACCATCCGCGTGGTGAAGTCCCGTTACTTCAACCAGATTGGCAAGCCCGGCGAAATCAAGGGCCGATGGGTTGAGGAGAAGACCCGCTTCCTGATTGTCGATGATGGCGCTGGCATGAGGGCTGCGTGATGTTGAGCACGGAAGAACAGAGGCAGAAAAACCGGGAGAAGTCTCGACGTTGGCGTGAGGCGAACCCGGAGCGTGTTGCGGAGATCGGACGTGCTTATCGAGCACGCAATTGCGAGGCAGTTAATGCCCGCAAGCGCCGGTGGGAACAGCAAAACGAGGAGCATTTCCGAGCGCATCGTGCGGAGTATTACCGGAAGTATTACGAGGCAAATGGCGCGAAGAAGCGCGAGGCGGCAAAGAAGGCCAGGATTGATGACCCGGCCAAGCACCTCCTGCACGGCGCGCGGGTGCGGGCAAAGAAGGGCGGCTATCCCTGCACGATAAGTCTTGCGGATGTGGCAATTCCAGATGTCTGCCCGGTGTTGGGGATACCTCTGCGGCGAAACGTCGGGAGGATTGGCCCAAGTGACAACTCGCCCACGCTGGACAAGATCGTGCCGAGCTTGGGTTATGTTCCGGGGAACGTTGCGGTCATCTCGCACCGGGCCAACAGCATTAAGCGGGACGCCTCTATTGAGGAAGTCGAATTGGTGCTGAACTGGCTCAAGCGCACCCGGTACACCATCACCGAGAACACGGCAGGGTCTTACGACGCCCGCCCGCCAAGAGCCGAGGCCGCAGAATGAAGTACCGGGTCCTGATTTGCCGGAAATCCGACGGTGAAAAGCGGTGGTCGCAATGGTTCGACGCGACTG